GGCGCACGGGCAAAGGGCGCTTTCCGCTGGAACTGGTCAAGCTGGACATCCAGCAGACCGGGGACGCGGTGATGCGCCAGTCCGCAGCCCGCGCCGAGGAACGCCTGATGCACTTTCTGCAACAGGAACTGCGGTTTGAACTGTCCAAGCTCAATCAAAAGAGGGCAGCATGATCACGCTGGTGGACTGCGCCGATGCGCTGGTAGAAAAACTGCGCACCGCGATGCCCGACATCCCCGTGATTACGGCGGATGCGCCGCCCCACACCCAGCGCAGCCTGCTCGTTCCCGCCGTGTATCTGGAAATCGACAGCATCGAACCCATGCAGGCAGCAGGGGACGCGCGCCTGCTGGCCGACGTGCGCTGGCAGGCCCGCTGTCTGGCAGACCCGAATCAGCCGCGCGCCCATCTGCTGGTGCGTGCGCTGGCCGCCCGCGTGGCGGTGGCGCTGCATGACATTCGCCGCCCCGTCCCCGGCCACGGCCACATTCGCCTCATCAACGCTGCCGACGATGGCTTTCGGCCAGAAATGGACGGCTATCTCGTCTGGGTGGTGGAGTTCAGCATGGAACTGGCGCTGGGCGAGCTTGAGCCGCCCGGCATGCCGCCTGCGCAAATACAGGTCAACCCATGAACTTTGATTTTTCCGAGCTGGAGCGCAGGCTGGCAAACATCATCCGCGTCGGCACCGTCATCGCCGCCGACTACACGGATGCCCGCGTGACGGTGCGCTGCGACGGCATTGCCACCGACTGGCTGCCGTGGGTGACGCGCCGGGCGGGCAACGACCGCGACTGGTGGGCACCGGACATTGGCGAGCAGGTCATCGTCATTGCACCCTCGGGCGTGATGCGCGCCGCGTTCGTGCTGCCCGCGTTATATGCCAACGCGCATCCGGAACCTGCCGCCTCGCCCGACATCCACACCATCCGCTACGGCAATGGCGACGTCGTGACCCACAACCGCGCGGACGGTTCGTGGTTCATCCAGTGTGCCGGACCGGTCACAGTGGTGGCCGGTGGCGCGGTAACGGTGCAAGCGCCGTCAGTCACGCTGGATACGCCGCACACCACCTGCACCGGCCATCTGACCGTGCAGGGTCTGTTGACGTATCGGGCGGGCATGGCAGGCAGCGGCGGGGCAGGCGACGCCTCGGCAATCATTCGTGGTGGTGTGAAGGTACTGTCCGGCGATGTCACGGCGGACAATATCAGTTTGAAGCAGCACACCCACACTGAACAGGGCGACGGTGCCGAGACCAGTTCAGCGAATTAGGGTCTGTCATCAGGCACCTACACCCGCCCGGCCATCATCGCCTCGCGCAGCACCGCATTGATGCGCGTCTGCCAGCCCGCACCCGCGCGGCGAAAGGCGGCCATCACGTCGGCATCGAGCCGGATGGTGGTGGGCACTTTGGGGTTTGCCGCAGGCGGGCGGCCGCCACGCCGCCGCGCAGCGTGCTCTGCATCGGAGACCAGCCGGATGACGGGCGGCCTGCTTTTGTCGGTCAGCGCGGCGTAGCGCGCAGGCGAGAGCACCTCGCGCGCCGGGCGGGCGTTGCGAAAAAACGCCTCGTCCAGCGGTGGATTGTCCGGGTCAGACAGCGCCGCTGCGTGGATGGCAGCCGCTTCTTCTTCGGTCGGGAAGATGGTACCGGGTTTAAGTTTCGGCATAGTCGCGGCACTCCTTGGGTTCAGCCGGACGCAAGCTGATGACGCGGGTTGTTTCGTCGTCATCGTCATCATCCGGCAGGCAATAAATCAGCACGTACAAACGCATTCCGATGTAGCCGGTGGCCTTGAAGCGCTGTTCGTCATATTCAAAGCGCCTATCTTCTTCAATGCACGCCGTGTCCCACTCAAAATCCGCTGCCAACGCCAGCGATACCCCATGTTTGGCAAGGTTGGCGGCATCCTTGGCGGCGTCATATTCAATCAGCATGTGGTTACTGTACTAACGTAAACCTTGCTTGTCAACGCCAACCCCGCCGCAGGAAGTTATCGCATCCAACACCCAGAATGGGGCATCTTCTCCCACCCATCAGGAGCCAGCCCCATGCCTGACCAGTTTCTGCACGGCGTCGAAGTCATCGAGCTAGACTACGGCGCACGTCCCATTTCCACGGTGCGCTCCAGCGTTATCGGCGTCATCGGCACCGCGCCTGATGCACAAGGTCAAACGACGGCGGCATTGACCATCGGTGACGCCTTTCATAACACGGCGCTGACCTTTACCGCTGCGGTGGCGGGCAGCATCGGCAATCAAGTGTCGGTGCGTCTGCGTGCGCCGGATGCGGCGGCAAGCACGCTGTCGGTGTCGGTGCGCGACCGTGCCATCACCGTGTCGCTTGCCACCAACAGCGGCGGTTCTGTCACCAGCACCGCCGCGCAGGTGCTGGCAGCGGTCAACGGCCATGCCGATGCGGCGCAGCTTGTCAACGTGGCGCACGCGGGCGGCTCCAGCGGCGCAGGCGTGATGCAAGCCAGCCCGGCGGCGCGATTCCTGACCGGCGGCTTTGACGACGCCTTCCCGCTCGATACCCCGGTGCTGATTGCAGGCAGCCGTCTGGAAGCCGCCGCGCTGGGCGCATCCGGCACACTGCCCGCCGCCATCGACGGCATTCTTGACCAGGCGGGCGCAATGGTTGTCGTCGTGCGCGTCGCGCAAGGTGCCACACCCGCCCAGACGCAAAGCGCCCTTATCGGCGGCGTGGATTCTGTCGGGCGGTATCTGGGCGTACAAGCCTTTCTGGCGGCGGAAAGCGTGGTCAAGGTACAGCCCAAAATCCTGATTGCACCGGGGTTTTCGCACAACCAGGCGGTGGTCTCGGAAATGCTGGGGATTGCCGACCGGCTGCGCGCCGTCATCATTGCCGACGGCCCCAACACCACTGACCAAGCAGCAATTTCCTACCGCGAAAAATTCGGCTCGCCGCGCGTGTTCGTCGTAGACCCCTGGGTGAAAGTCTGGGATACCGAAGCCAACGCCGAGGCGCTGCAACCGGCCAGCGCCCGCGTCGCGGGCATGCTGGCGCGTTCGGACAACGATCGGGGCTGGTGGTGGTCGCCGTCGAACACCGAAATGTACGGCATTACCGGTACCGCCCGCGCGGTGGACTTCGTGCTGGGCGATCCCAACGCGCGCGCCAATTATCTGAATGAAAACGAGGTCGCCACCCTCATCCAGAAAGACGGCTATCGCCTGTGGGGCAACCGCACGTGTTCCAGCGACCCCAAATGGGCGTTTCTGTCGGTGCGCCGCACCGCCGACATGATCAACGAAAGCCTCTTGCGCGCGCACATGTGGGCGGTAGACCGCAACATTTCCAAAACCTACGTGCAGGACGTACTGGAAGCGGTCAACGCCTACCTGCGCCACCTGACCGCCATCGGCGCGATTCTGGGCGGCAGCGCCTGGGCCGACCCCGCGCTGAACACGCCCGACCAGATTGCGCAGGGCAAGGTGTACTTCGACTTTGACTTCACGCCCTCGTACCCGGCAGAGCACATCACCTTCCGCTCGCGCCTGGTCAACGACTACATCGAAGAAGTGTTCAACAACCTCGGTGCGGCGTAACCCAAAAAGGAACCCAACATGATTGCAGACATTCTGTACGACCTGAACCTGTTTATCGACGGGCGCGGCTACGCGGGCCGCATCAAAGAACTGAAACTGCCCGTCATCAAGCCCAAGCTCATGGGCTATCAAGCGGGCGGCATGGCCGCAGAAGTAGACGTGCCGATGGGCCGCTTTGAAAAGCTGGAGGCCGAGGCCACGCTTTTTTCCTTCGACAAAGACGTTTTGACGCTCATGCGCGTCTTGCCCGGCGAACAGGTGGCCTTTACCGCGCGCGGGGCCAAGGTGTCGGACGACGGCAGCAAAAAAGGCGTCATCGTCACCATGCGCGGGCTGCTCACCAGCGTGGACATGGACACCTGGAAGCCGGGCGAGGAAATGCCGCTCAAACTTGCCATGAGCCTGCGCTACTACAAGCTCGAAGACGACGGCGCGGTGGTCTACGAGATAGACCCGGTGAACTACAAAGCCATCGTCAACGGCACGGATCAGTTGGAAACCACCCGCCAGCATCTGGCGATATAAGGAGTTCGTGATGAGTGTGAAAACCTACCGTGCCATCAGCGCCTTTGCGCAGGGCAATACCCGTTACGACCGTGGCGTCATTTTGTCGCTGACCGACAAGCAAGCCACGTATCTGCTCTTGGGCGGATTTATCGAGTTGGTGTCGGTTGATGCAGCGCCGGATAATACCGCTGCTAATGACGGCGATGCTGCTGCCGGTGTTGATGCCAAAACCCCCACTGATTCCGGCACCGGTAAAAAGGGAGGCAAATCGTAATGGACAGCATCCTGCAAACGCGCGAGACCGTCGCGCTCAAACACCCCATTACCGTCGAAGGTGTGGCGGTATCGGTCTTGCACCTGCGCCGCCCCAAGGTACGCGACCGGCTTGCCGCGGAAAAAATGGGGAAAACGGATGCGGAAAAAGAAATCGCCCTGATTGCGCTGCTGGCCGAGGTCACGCCAGAAACCCTGTATGAACTGGACATGGCCGACTACAGCGCGGTGCAGCAGGTGCTTTCGGGTTTTTTCTGATGCGCGTAGCCGAAGTCAGGCGGCTGGGCGCGTATCTCGCGGCACAGACGGGCTTTGGGTACGCAGAAATTCTGAATATGGATCTGGAGGAACTGGCTGCCTGGGCCAGTGACGTTTCAGCCTGGCGTAACACCATTGGTCAATAGGTTCATGGATGACAAACCGCACCTCGGCTGCCAGCGCACCCAGAAGCAACCCGCCCAGCCATTCACATTGCCACCACCATCCCAAGGCATACGCTATTGACAGCACGAGCAGCCATGCGGGCGCATCCACACAGAGCCAGAACAGCCACTCGTAGCGTGGGCGCCGCAGGCTGGTACGGCCCGGCCCGTACCAGTCCGATACGGGTTTGGGTTTCGGTGCGAGGTGCGATGTTGATGGCTGGACAGGCATAGAAAAGGCGGCGATATGGAACCGTTGGCTATCAAAATTGGCATTGGCGCGCTATTGACCGGCGCATTTCATCACGCCGTTGCCACTGCACCCAAAAAGCTCGCCCAAGTGGGCGATGCCATCGCATTATTGGAGAGAAAAGACCGACAGGTCAACCTGTTTCGCGATACGGTGGCCAATATCAGGGAAAGCCGGGCCGCACTGGCCGGGGTGGGGCAGGAACTGGACCGCGTCAAGGCGGCCATGCAGGGTGCCAAGGGCAAGGAACTGAAAGCGCTGCGCAATGACGCCAAAAGTTTGGAGGCCGAACACAGGAAACTGTCCCGCCGCCTGGAGAAACAGCACGAAACCATGCGCCGCACCGGTGTCGCCTATCGTGAGGCGTCCAACGCGGCTAACGCGCAAAAGGCCAGCATAGACCGGTTGGGCGGCTCACTGGAAAAATTGCGTGCCAATGAAACCCGATTGCAACACGCCATTGCCGCACGCGAGCGGGCGCAAAGCCGCTTCAGTAGCGCCCGCGCGGGCCTCTTTGCGCCGGTGGCTGCCGCCGTCGGGCTGGGCGCGGCGCTCAAAGGCGCGGGCCAGTTTCAGTCTGTGCTGACCGACATTGCCATTACCGCCGACCTGCCCCGCGAAAGAATCGCCGAAATTGGCAGCGAACTGGGCAAGCTGGCCAGCCAGACGGGGCAAACCCGCGCGGAACTGGCCGAAGGTTTTAATGTGCTGGTGACAGCAGGCATGGATGACGATGCCGCCCAAAAGGTCATCAAAACCGTGGGCCTGACGGCCACGGCTGCCGGGGCCGAAATCGGCGAAGTCGCCCGCACCATGTACGCCACGGTGAACAACCTGAAGCTGGACCCGACCGAATCGCTCAAGGCCATGGACATGCTGGTGGCGGCGGGCAAGGCGGGCAGCTTTGAACTCAAAGACATGTCCAAGTATTTTCCGGCCATGACCGCCGGGGCCAGCAAGCTGGGCATGACAGGCACCAAGGCGGTGGCGACGTTGGGGGCCAGCTTGCAGGTGGCGATGGACGGCGCGGCAGACCCGTCGCAGGCGGCCACCAATATGGAAAACTTCATGAACAGCCTGACCAGCCCCGAGACGGTCAAGCGCTTTGAGCAGCAGGGTGTGAATCTGGAAGCGCGGTTCAAGCGCTGGCAGAAAAAGGGTCTGGATCCGATAGAAGAGTCCATGAAGCTCATCAAGGAAATGACCGGTGAACTGACCGAAGACGGAAAAATGACCGAAGGCGACGCATTTCGCGTCGGCGAGTTGTTCGGCAACAAGCGGGTCATTTCCTTTATCACCCCCATGCTGGCGGGTTTGGAGAAATACAAGAAAATTCGTGCCGAGGTCGCTGCTGCCGAAGGGATGGTGTCCAAAGACGCCGAGCGGCGCATGAAAGAAGACCCCAGCATCGCATTCAAGATGATGGGCGATTCCCTGATCCAGTTGCGCGATGCCGCCATTGCGCCGCTCCTGGCCCCGATGGGCAGCCTCTTTGCCACCATCATCAACGGGCTGGCCCCCGTTACCCAATGGATGCAGGCCAACGCAGGGCTGGTGCGCTGGGTGGGCGGGGCGTTTGCCTCCGTGACAGGCGGCATCGCCGTATTTGCCGGGTTGCGCTTTGGCGTGGCGGCGGCGGGGCTGGCTTTTCACAAATTCATGGCCGTGCTGGGCGTTTTCAAAGGCGTGGCGCTGGGCGCGGTGCGCATGCTGCCGATGCTACGCGGCGGCCTTGTATTTGCCGGAAAAGCTGCGCTGGTGTTGGGACGGTCGCTGTTGTTTGCCGGGAAATCTGCGCTGGGTTTGGCGCGCGTTGGCCTTGTATTTGCCGGGAAAGCCGCGCTGGTGTTGGGACGGTCGCTGTTGTTTGCCGGGAAATCTGCGCTGGGTTTGGCGCGTGTTGGCCTTGTGCTTGCCGGGAAGGCCGCGCTGGTGTTGGGGCGTTCATTGCTGTTTGCCGGGAAGTCCGTATTGTTGTTGGGCCGGGCCTTGCTGATGAACCCGATAGGGTTGATGGTGACCGCCATCGGTGCTGCCGCATATCTGGTTTACAAGTACTGGGAACCCATCGGTAATTTTTTCGGCGGCCTGTGGGAAGAAGTCAAGGGCGCGTTTTCCGGCGGCATTGCGGGCGTGACGGGGCTGCTCATGGACTGGTCGCCGCTGGGGCTGGTGTACAAGGTGATTGCGTCGGGCCTGGAATCGCTGGGCGTGGAAATGCCGGAAAAATTCAGCGAGTTCGGCCAGATGATGATGCAGGGGCTGGTCGATGGCATTTTGAACATGGGCAGTGTCATCAAAAACAGCATCGTGGGGTTGGGTGACAGCGTGGTGGGTTGGTTCAGGGAAAAGCTGAACATGAACTCCCCCTCACGTGTCTTCATCGGGTTGGGCCAGGGGGTAGGCGAAGGCGCGGCGCTGGGCATAGGCAGCATGACGCGCACGGTGGGGCGGGCCAGCGCCGCGCTGGGTACCGCCGCCAGCGTGGCGTTTGCGCCCGCATTTGCGGCAGACATGAGCGCCGCGCTGCCGGTACTCACCGACAGCGCCATCGCGGCGGCGGATACGGCCCGCCTGCCGCTGGTGCATACAGCAGCGGCCCGCG